GAATCGCCAGCCAGGCTTACCCTGAGTTCAACAAAGAGCTGCGTCTTGCATCGGAAGAGATTGCGCAGGTAGTGGTCGACAGGGCCAAGGCAAATGCGGCAGGGCAGGCGAAGCACGGACAAAGCGTCCGAGGTTCATCGGGGCGTTCTCAGGCTCAGGTCGTGGTCAACGGATTGCGTGCCAGACGTGACCGAGTGCCGACCATCAAACTCGATCACAACAAGTTGTACCCGTCAAAGTCGCGGAGCAATCGAAGCCGCGGACTTGGCATGATGGGACCAGCCCGGTTCGGTGCTGGTGAGTCTTCGCCATACCGAGGATTCGACCGCAAGGTCACCTATGGCGATGTGTTCTGGGGTGCCGAGTTCGGCGGTCGCAGACGCAAGACCACCCAACAGTTCCTCCGCCACCGTGGACGCCAGGGCTACTTCTTCTGGCAGGCAGTACGCGACAACCGTTCATTCATCGCCAAGACCTACGACGAGAAGATTGCGTCCATTCTGAAGACCCTTGCCTCGGGAGCGAAGTGACGCTAGGGTGACCGTAGGAGGCCCGCCATGCCTACTGACATCAAGGCAGTCAAGTTCGACGACATCAAGACCATCCATCCAAAGCAGTTCGCCATCTCGTGGCTCGGCCTTGAGGCGCTGCTCACCCATAGCGTCGAGAACACGGACAAGACCAAGCGCGATCTCTGGTCGCCTGTCGAGTATTACCACCTGTCGACGCGAGGCAACCGCAACGTCAAGAACGTGACGTGTCTCGTCGTCGACATGGACGGCGAATCATTCGACTACGCCAAGCTCGACGGGCTCGAGTACCTCGCCTACACCACATGGTCGCATCAGCCTGACGACGAACACTGGCACTTGGTGTTGCCGCTCGCCAAGCCGGTGCCAGGACACCGATGGAGCGAAGTCTGGACTCAACTCCACGAACGCATCAACGTCGTGGGCGACCCGCAGACTAAGGACCCAGCACGAATCTTCTACCGCCCGCAACATCGCCCAGGCGTCGTGCCGGGGTTCAAGCGTCAACATGGTGCACGACTTGAACCGAATCTTGAGGCGCGTTTCTACCCGCGTCCCGAGTTTCGTAGGAATACTAGAACGGTGCAGTCAACCCTCAGTACCGATTGTTTCAATGAGGCATGGTGGAATGAACCGCAGGATTTGTCACGATTCACCGGCATGACCAAGACCCAGATTGCGGCTTCACTACTTGAGGAATACGAAGAACTCAGAAAGACGCTGTCGTTTGACTGAGTAGAATCGGCGGTCATGGCCGTCACCCGTGACTTCATTGTCAAGCTGATCGCTGACCCGAAGGACCTGCTCAAAGGGTTCAACGAGATAGGCGACAAAGCGAAGAACATCTTTGGCGGTGCCGATGCCGACATGAAGAAGCTCGTGCCGAGCATCGCTGCGGTCACGGCTGCGTCGGCTGCGGCATTCGCCGGACTGGCCGCATTCGCCACCAAAGCCACTCAAGCCGCCATCGAAGACCAGGCTGAACAGGAACGCCTCGCCCAGACGTTGCAGAAGGTCGTCGGCGCAACCGACGAGGCGGTGGCGTCGACGGAGAAGTTCATTGAAGGTCTTGCCAAGACGACCACGTTCTCCGACAGCCAACTCCGCCCGGCGTTGTCGTCACTCGTCGTTGCCACTGGTGACCTGACTCGAGCACAAGACCTACTCACCGTCGCCCAAGACATCTCCGTAGCCACAGGAACCGACCTTCAGCAGACCAGCGAAGCGTTGGCCAGAGCCGCAAATGGCAACATGAAGGCGTTGCAGGCGTTGAGCCCGACCCTGCGCGACAACATCAAGGAAGGTCAGTCCTTCGATCAGGTATTGCGGGAGTTGCAAGCCAACTTTGGTGGCGCGGCCGAAGCGGCAGCCGGAACGCTGGGCGGACAGATGACGATTCTGCGAAACCGATTCGACGAGATTGTCGAGTCAATCGGAGCGGCATTCCTGCCCATCCTGGAAGAACTCGTCGGTGCGCTCGGATTCGTAGCAACCTTCATTGAGAACAACACCACACTCGTCATCTTCCTGACCTCATCACTACTGGCGATGACGGGAGTCATCACCGCAGTGGTCGCAGTCTGGGGTGCATACAAGGGAGCGTTGGCGTTGGCTTCGGCAGCGAACTACGTCTTCGGTGCATCGCTGACCGCAACCGGTATTGGTGCAATCATCGTGCTCGTCGGCCTCCTGGTCGGTGCGTTCGTCACACTCGTCGCCAAGACGGGAAGCGTATCCGATGCTTTCAAGACGATGGTCAACTTCGTCATCATGGTTTGGGAACAGTTCACGAACAACATCATCATCGGTGTCAACTATGTGATTGACGCCCTGAATGCCATCACGTCGCCGTTGCGCAAGATCGGCATCGACATCGGCACCATCGACAAGATTGCCCCGGTGGCGTTCGGTCGCATGGAACTCGCCGCCAAGGACGCAGCGGACGGCGTCGATGAAGTCAAGGTGGCATTGGAGAAGACGTCGGGTCAGTTGCAACGATTCATCTCAGGTATCCAGGCGGAGAACCGTGCGCGTGCCGCGTCGCAGGGTGCGCTCGATGAATACAACAAATCCATCAGACAGCAGTTGAGCTCGACTGGCGGTGCGGCGGAGAAGACCAAGACCGCAGCCGACAAGTTGAAGGAATACACGCAGGTGTTGAAGTCGGCGCAGTCGGCTTCCAAGTCGTTCGGTGACGCCCAGAAGCGTGCAGGCAAGGCGCAGGAATCGGTTGCCGAAGCGGACAGGGCTGTCGCCGCGGCGCAGGCTGCGCTGCTCAAGGCTCAGCAGGCGGGTTCACCGGCGGAGATTGCCGACGCCCAGCGGGCGGTGGCTGCCGCTGAGCGTGGTTTGGCTCGCGCCAAGTTCGGTCAGGAAGAAGCAATCATCGCAGTGCGTGACGCGGAGAAGAAACTGGCGGAGATTCGCAAAGACCCAGAGTCGACGCCAGACGAGATTCGCAAAGCGGAGATTGCGTTGGCTGAGGCGAAGTTCTCGGTCGCCGACGCAGAGGACAACCAGATCGAGGTTGCGAACAAGTTGGCGGAGGCTCGCCGCCAGTTGCGTATCGCCACGACCGGTCTGACTGAAGGTGACAAGGAACTGGTGCCGTTCCAGGATGCTGTCACCGCCGCACAGAAACGTCAGAAGGATGCGGCCGAGGCATACCAAGAGGCGATTGAGAATCAGACCGAGGCGTTGAATCGGTACAAGGAAACGCTCGAGGAGTTGGGCAATGTTGCCGAGAACTTCCCGAAGATCGCAGCGCGTGTGGGCGCACCAGACCTCATTCCGATCGTGCCAACCCCGACGGGTGGTACGGCTGGTGCAACCACGACCACACCCGCTTCAACCAATGTCAACGTGATGGTGAACTCGAGTGTCGTGAACCCGCAGCAGGTCGGGCAGGAAATCGCCGACTATCTGCGTGCCTACCATCTCGGCGGCGGCGACCAGCGCTACTACACGGCGGTCTAACCGATGGCAAAAACAGCCATCTGGGGACAAACCTACAAAGTCCTCCTCGACACCGGGCTACTCCAAAACGAGTTCCAACTCGACTCCTCCCAACTCGACGGCACCAACATCCTTGACGGCACCATCGACTTCGCAGACGTCACCGAATACGTGCAATCCGTCAGCATCCGCCGCGGCAGACCAGACCAACTCGCACCGATGCCCATCGGCGTGGCCACCATCATCCTCGACGACCAGGCATCACAACGCGCCTTCGACCCTTCCAACACCGCATCGCCCTACGTTGAGTCCGGCTACGGCATCGCCCCGATGCGCTACGCCCAAATCTACGGCGGCACCGCAGGCGACGAACCGCTCTTCATCGGCCGTGTCCGAGACCTTGACATCGACTACCAGCAACCAAACGTCTCACGCGCCATCGTCAGCCTCGTCGATGACCTCGCGCAACTCGGCCGCACCAACCTCACCGCATTCAACCCATCCAGCCAGTTGACCTCCGCCCGCGTCTCAGCGATACTCGACCGACCCGAAGTCGGATACTCGACCGCGACACGCAGCATCGCCACCGGCAACTTCACGTGCGGCACCGTCGCCTACGACAACAACGACAACGTCAAATCCGCCATCGACGCAGTCGTGATTGCCGAAGACGGACGGTTCTTCATCAGCCGTGGCGGCACCGCAACATTCCAGTCGAGCATCGACTTCACGTTCGGGACAGCAACCTTGAGTTTCGGTGACGCAGGCGGAACCGCCATCCCATACCAGGCGTTGTCCGTCGGCTACGGAGTCGAGACCCTCTACAACAACATCCAAATCGGTGTGCAGGGTCTCGCCCTGGCGACCGCAGCCGACTCCACCTCACAGTCCGAGTTCGGTGTCCAGACCTTGAGCCTGAATGACGTACCACTCAACACGCTCGCAGCAGGCACCACACTCGCCCAGCAGTTGCGCGACAAATACAAAGACCCGGTATTCCGCTTCAACGAAATCAGCGTCGTGCTCAACGGGCTGTCGGAGGCGAACGCCCAAGCCGTCTCCACACTCGAAATAGGTGACCTCGTGTCTGTGACCAAGAGCTTCACCGTCGGCTCACCCACCACCGTGGCAAAGACGATGTACGTCGAGCAGATCACTCACAACATCACACCCAACAGCCACACCGTCACCCTCGGACTCGGCCAGGCGCAACTGCTCACCTTGTTCATCCTTGACACTTCCGCTCTTGACGACGTTGACGTTGGGCTAGGATAAGCATCACTATGGGAGCCAATGCACAGACCACAGTTCCCACCTTTACCGCTGGTCAGGTATTGACTGCTGCACAGGTGAATCAAATCAACACGGGTATTCCAGTTGCGGCTGGTACCGCTCAACGTGACGCATTGTTCGGCGGCACTGGCGAAAAAACGTTGGCTGAAGGTCAACTTGTGTACGTT